TCTGGTCCTTGGGGGTGATGACGCGGTCAATGGTGCGGACGTTCCCGGCCTCGGTGGGGGCCTCTTCCACGCGGCGGACCGTGCCGGCGGCGGCGGCCTTGTCGGCGATGGTCTCCCCCTCGGTGTGAAGGGTCTCGGTCACGTCGCGGGCGGCGCTGTGTTCCTCGCTGGTGCTGGTCTGGTCCTTGGGGGTGGTTACGGCATCGCGGGTCTTGAAGTTCCCGGCCTCCGTGGGGGCCTGTTCCACCCGGCGGATCGTGCCGGCATCGGCCGCCAGGTCCGTGATTTCCGGCCCCTCGGTGTGCTCCTCGATGTCGGTGTCGGCGGCGGCGGAGCGCACGCCCCCGGTGCTGGTCTGGTCCTTGGGGGTGATGACGCGGTCAATGGTGCGGACGTTCCCGGCCTCGGTGGGGGCCTCTTCCACGCGGCGGACCGTGCCGGCGGCGGCGGCCTTGTCGGCGATGGTCTCCCCCTCGGTGTGCAAGGTCTCGGTCACGTCGCGGGCGGCGCTGTGTTCCTCGCTGGTGCTGGTCTGGTCCTTGGGGGTCGTCACGGCATCGCGGGTCTTGAAGTTCCCGGCCTCCGTGGGGGCCTGCTCCACCCGGCGGATCGTTCCGGAGGCGGCCGCCAGGTCCGTGATTTCCGGCCCCTCGGTGTGCTCCTCGATGTCGGTATCGGCGGCGGCGGAGCGCACGCCCCCGGTGCTGGCCTGGTCCTTGGGGGTGATGACGCGGTCCACGGTGCGGACGTTCCCGGCCTCGGTAGGGGCCTCCTCCACGCGGCGGACCGTGCCGGCGGCGGCTGACTTGTCGGCGATGGTCGCCCCCTCGGTATGCAGGGTCTCGCTCACGTCGCGGGCGGCGCTGTGCTCCTCGCTGGTGCTGGTCTGGTCCTGCGGGTTCGTCTTCGTGAACTCAAGGTTCGTGGTGCAATCCGGCTGCTTGGTCGCGTCCTTGGAGAGGATCCAGCCCGGCGTTGCCTCCATGGCAGGCAGTTCGATGGCGGCGCCGTTCTCGTCCACGTCCCCGGCCCTGACCCCCAGGTGCTGCTCGCGGTAGACGATGGCGCCGGGCGACACCCGGGCGACGTGCTGCGGGATGGCCTGGTACAGGCGTTCTCGCTTCTCGATGGCGTAGGTGTAGGATCCCGTCTCGTCATCCACCAGGATCTGGCCGCGGCTATAGGACACGCCGCTTGATGCGGCCGGCAAATCCGCGATGGTCGTCACGTCGAAATACCAGGTCGCCGTCACCCGGTACTGGCAGCCCTTCTCGGTATAGACGTCGGCCAGGGTCTTGTTGCCGCGCCAGAGGACCTGATAGAGCCCCAGGTGGCCTTGCTGGTCATAGTCCAGGTACAGGCGGCCACAGTTCCATACCGCGCCAGGGGTCTCGCCCCAGGTGCGGCCGTCCACCATGGGATCGGTCACGGTCGTGGCTGCCGCCTGGTTCTTGGCGCTGCCGTACTCGACCAGGTACTTGACCTGGTCCCGGAGGCCTTCGCGCGTCACCTCCGGAATGTACCGGATGACCCGCTCAGTATCCTTGCCTTCGTTGTGGGAGCTCTTGGCCAGCCGCCACTTGTTCTCGGCCAGGTGCTCACGTATGGTCGCGGTGTTCATCCAGTTTCTCCATGCATCGGTCATACGCCGCCTGTGGCGTAACGTTGTCCCATGCTTCCCCCTGCGCCGAGCGGAGGTCCCATTCCGGGGCGAAGCATCCGATCAGGCGCGCCGCGCCTTCGGAGCAGACAATCGCGTCCGGATCCGGGCCCAAGGCCAGGCCCAGCAGCCGCCCGACGAGACTTTCCGCGGCGGCAAAGGCCAGTAGCTGGGACACGGCGTAGCTTTTGGTCCCGACCCAGCAGCAGGACGCTCGGTAGATGCGCTCGACCGTGGGGGCGGGGATGGGCATCCAGTGGACTTCGGCGATATGGTTGCGGCGGTCCTTGCGCCGCCAGGCATCGAGCTTGTCCCCCGGCTTAGAGCACCAGCCTTCGGACATAAGCGCCTCGTGAATCACGGTGCGGCCGTCGCCGAACCGGAACATGAGGAACATGTGGGACCATCGCGCCAGGGGCCGCGGCAGCCAACCGGGCCGGGTCATGTATCGAATGGACAGGGACAACGGACTGCGGCCGTCCCGGCTCCATCCGGCTGCGATCTGCACGGGGAAGTCACTGTTCATAAGGTCTTGATTTTCCGCGCGCCCAGGATGATTTCGACGTTCTCGACGTACTTCCGGCAGCCCGCATCGCCGGCGTGCCCATGGGCGATATGGCACAGCTTACAGAGCGATAGCAGGTTGTCAGGATCGGCGGCCGCCTCCGGCGCGACGGCCACGGGCACGATGTGGTGCACGTCCACCGGCTCGGCCTGGCAGGCGGCGCACCGGGGATGGGCCCTGCGGTGCGCTTCCATGGCCCGGCGTACGGGGGACTGGTCCGTGCGTCCGAACTCTATGCCGAAGAGCTTCACTTGTGCAGGACCTCCACCAGGATCACGATGATGATCAGGACGCCCAGGATGGTCGCCGGGAGCATGGCCGCCACGCCGCGCGCCGTAACCCATTTGGTCTTGATCTCCGGTTGCGGTTCGTCGTGGTCATCTTCGCGCCGGTCATGCCGGAGCCCCTGGGCGCGTTCCATCTCGCGTTTTACCTGGACCGTCTGCCATTGCAGCAGGGCCAGGATGCCGTCATTCTGGGCATGGGACATACCTGCCATCGCGGCGTGGAACTCCTCGCCCCCGGCCGGACAGGCCTTGAAGTCGGGCAGCGTGCATTTGGCCAGGCGATCCTGGGCCCGTTCCATGCCTTTCTGGGCGTCAGACATATCCTTAAGCACGTAGGACAATCCCGCCTTGCCATTCCCTTCGCTCATTCTGCCCCCCCGGTCCTCACGCTCGGGTTGTGGGTCACGGGCGAATCGTCCCCGGTGATGATGATGGTTCCGCTGTTGCCGCTGGCGTCCACCTTGGTTTCCGGCTTGGCATCGTCCTTGGATGCCTCTTGCACCAGGTAGGCCGCGCCGGCGGCAGCACCGAGGTCGAGGATGGTCGCCCCTGTCATCTTGGCGGGTTCCGCCATCCATGCCTGCCAGTAGCCCTTGAGGCCCAGCAGGTCAATGGCGGCCTGGGCGCCGCCTGGCGCGGCGGACAGTTGGACGGCGCGGCGGTCCAGCTCGGCGTTGCGGCCCTGTACTACCAGGTAGCTGGCACAGCCTTGGGTCAATGCCGCGGCGGCGGCGATGGTGGCGGCGATAATCATGCGGTGGGCGTTCATGGGATGGTCCTTTTGTTGGGGGTTCTCACTGCGGATTGGTCGTCACATACTTGCGCCAGCCGTCCCATGCCGTGAGCGGCACGGGCAGCGTTGCGGTCGCCGGCCCATCGCCCAGATAGCAGGCCTGCCACATGGCGTTGGACATCAGGAAATAGCCGTGGTAGCCGTAGTCCGGCCCCCAGCTATTCTGGCTGAGCCAGAAGAGCTTGTCGCCCTGAACCACGGGCGAGAGCAGGAGCGTGGCGTGCCCGCCATCGCCCGGCTTGGGCAGCTTGGAATGGTCGAGGCATCCGTTTTCGGGGTTGGTCTCGTACCAGCCATCGGATACACGGTGCCCCTGAACCAGCGGGGTATTCGCCAGCGCCTGCGCCATGGCGTCCTGGGTGGGCTCGATATCCACCATGATACTGTCGGGGGGCAGGATGCCCAGGTCGCGGGCGGCATGGAAGGCCTCAAACAGGGTGAGTCCACCCACCAGGGATCCGTTATCGAACAGCTCCCGGCCTCGTTTCCAGATGGCGTAGCCGTCGATCTGCTCGCCCGGCTTCAGGGCGTCCTGCCCGAGGTGGCGGCGGATCATGAGTTCCAGCCAGTTGGCCCAGGCCTGGCCAGCGCAACTGGGCCCGTGCTGATTGATCGTCGGCACGGCGTGCTGGCTCCAGTTGTAGGCCAAGGCCGCCGGACTCTCCATAGGCGGGGCATGGATTTCCGGGGCGGCCTGCGGCATGGGGCGGCGCGTATTGCGGCGGAGGGCGGCGATACGCGGGGCATGGCGGCGGCGCGGCAGGCAGCCGGTCCATTCGACATGTCGCCACCAGCCGGGCCTGTTGGCGTCTGGTGTCGGGGGCGTGGTTTCGCGGGTTGGGTTTTGTTTTCTGGGTTTGCGCGGCATGGTTTTCCTCACCATTGGGGGTTATGTACTTCGTTGGTCCCGACGATGACTTTCCCCTGGTAGGGGAAATCGCGTTCTGGGTAGAGGGTTGTGCCATCATCCCAGGTCTTGGCGACGATGGTTCCGATGACCCCGACGGCCATGACGATGGCCAGGATCATAAGCGTGGCTTCTCCGGATTTGCGTAATGTGTTCATGTTGGTTGTCTATTCTCCATCTCTTGGGCTACGTCTCTCGCGCGAATATCCTCGGCAACATGGAAAAGCCATATCTTGTGGAAGGGGTCATACCGTCCGCGCTCGCGGTGTTCCAGCATCGTATCCCATTCCTCCCTTAGGCGCGCACTGGCCCGCAACCTGCACAGGGCCTTGCGCTCGATCTGCGCCACATAGCAAACGCTCACGCCGAGGATAGCCGCTACTTCCACGCGGCTTTTGACAGCAAAGCGGTTGCCCTCCGTGTTGGTCGGCTTGCGCTCACGGCATACCGCCAGCGGAACCAGTTTAACCGGGTCATCTATCCATCCATAGGCGCGATTCCCGTGCTGCATAATGATCCGGTTCCGCAGGGTAGGCCCCAGCGATTGGCGGATCGCGCTAATATGGGAATCGACGGCGCGGCCTCCTGGCATACAGCCAGCCGCACGGGCAATGTCATTGGCATCATGTAGGCGTAGGGGGTGCGCCATAAGGTAGCGAATAATCTGCTCGCCCCGTGGCGTCAGCGGGATTCCTGACCCGCCCTCGATGCTGTATTTCAGGATGTTCATGGGTCCACCGTGTAGACTGGGGAGTAGCCGACAATGGACGGCTCGGCGCGGGAGATCAGGACCAGGCGCAACTGCTCGGCGTCCGGCACGTTGAGGCTCACCACCTTTGTATTTGCCCCGTGCACCACGTTGCTGATGCTGGTCACCCAATGATCGAGCCCCGTGCCGATGTCGCCGGGCGTGATCCAGTAGAGATCCCAGACTGGCCCGCCACCGCTCTGCCGCCATTGCAGCGTGACGCCAGACCCCCGCCAAAGGATGCCGGCGGCGGGGGCGTCTATAGTCGCCCCGACAATGGCAAACCGCGCGCTCGTGAGGTGCGTGCCGGAAGGCAGGTCGTAGGGCGCTGGCGGGGTGCGCACGGGCCACTCTACGCCATCGAGCGGCACGGCGCGCAGCCGGGCATTGGTGGTCAGGAGCGAGTAATCCTCCGGCGGGGACCATACGACGTGGCCGCCGATCCTGTCCGCGTCAACCTTGGCGCCGTAGGCGATCCGGCGCGTCCAGGTCTGCCCGTCATCCAGTGACAGGTCGATGTGACAGCGCACAAACGGCCAGCGGTTGGTTGCCAGATCGTCAATGGATGGATCGCCCTCCGCAATGCCCGCGACGTTGGTCATGGCGAAAAAGTCAATCCGGTAGCCGTTGCCATCCTCCGCCGCTTTGAGGTCGTGGCGCAGCCATACGGTGCCGGGCTCGATAGCCATTGCCACGGGCGTACCGACCTGCCAGCGCGGCGGGATCGCGGGATGCTGGGTCACGCACCCGGCGATAGCCAGCAGCAGGAGACACCGGATATGACGGAGGGGCCTCATGATTGCAGCAGGGCGTAGAGGCGTTCCATGGCACGGGCGAGCCCGCCTTCGAGTCGCGTCCCGATTTCCGGGTGTGCCTGGAGCACGGCGTCGATCTCCGCGTCGGTAATCGTGCAGGTGGTAACGCGCTGGAGCGATCCCGACGATGTCCGGAATATCAGTGGCAGCGGGATGCCGCCGGTCACGCCAAACACGTCGGCGACGTAGGCAGACTGCTCGGCCTGGTAGCGCACGTTTTCGACGCGCAGCGCGTCATAGACCAGGTTGGCGGATATGGGTTGCGGAAGCGGATAGATCATGGCTCTCCTTAAGGCGTCTTGTTGGTGCAAACCCCGTTGGCAAACCAGAGCACGCTCGTGACTCCGGCGAAGACATTGGTGAGGTTGAAGCTCGGGAAGTTCGTGGCGAGCATGGTTCTCCCGTTCAGGGTCAACGCGTTATTGGTGACGCCCAGGGTGCAGGTCGAGCCGGAGTTCGTGAGGGTCATGGAGGCCGCACGGATGGCGCCGGACACCCCCACGAGTTGCAGGGTTGTCGCGCCGTTCGGTCCAGCCATGGTCAGGTTGCCGTTATTGGTGACGACCATGTCGTTGACCGTCGTCTTGAGGCTGCCTTGCGAATCGACCGCGAACACGATCTGGCTGCTGGCGGTCATCAGCGTCATGCCGTATGGAGAGATTACCGACCGAATGGCGTACTGGCTTTGGTCACGGATCACTAGGCCGTTGAAGGCGTCAATGGAGTACTGCGTGTACCCGTTGGGGGCCTTGCAGGTGATGCTGCTTCCATCGAGCCCGCCGAAATTCATGAGTTCTGTGCCGCTGGTTGGATCGAACAACTTCAGCACAGACCCCAGGGACGTTGTCTTCAGCCCTGACGTGTCCCGCAGTTCGACGGACTGCGCTCCAATTTTGGTTCGTGCGGTCCCCCCAGCGTCATTGACGGTCATGCCGTCCGCGGGCGTCAGAGATAGCCGCGGCGTGTTGAGACTGTCCAGCAGCGAGATGGCCCCAGGCGTCACGATCAGGTTGGTGAGTGTGAGCGCGGAAAACTGCATGTTGGTCTTCCACGCCTCAAACAGCGGCTCCGGGTATCCGGTACAGTCGGACAGGTCCCCCGAGTGGCGGCCGGCGAACGTGCCATTGGTCTGCATAAGCGTGATGCCGCCCGCATGGAGCACGCCGATCTCGGCCCCGGACATGGACCATCCGGCCCCATACAGGCCGTTCCACCCCCGCGCGTACAGGCCGAAATCGTTCGTGTGGCCTCGGAATGTGAAGGAGGGTGCCAGGCGCGAGCCGTCATAAAGCCTAACGTTGCAGTTGAGGTCCTCCTCGTAAAGCTGGAGGCTGCCATGCAGCATGGTGATGCCGTTGGTATCATGCCGCTCCATGACCTGGCCTCCGACCTTGACATAGAGGGCGTTCGTGCCGATCTCGTCGGCGTCCCATGTGGCGGGCATGGTTGACATCCCGTTTGTTCCCATCGGTCCCGCTTCCCCGCGCGGAAGGGTGAACTGCAATACGGCGTTCTGGGGCGTGCCAAGGTTGGTCACGCTTGCCGTTTCCCCGGCTACCGCCGTTGCGGTGATGGTCGGCGCGTTCACGATCACGACCGTGCTTGTACCAGCCGGGCCGGCCGGGCCAGGGACCGGCGTGGGCCAGTTCGTCCGCGTCACTCCGCCCAGGATCAGCCCGCCGCGTAGGTCCATGGGCACGGTCGCCACCAGACTGTTGACGTTCGTTCCGGTCTGGCAGGCGCGGAAGTAGGCCCCCGCCGGCCAGGCATTGCTGACGGTCACGGTATAGGCCCCGTTGGAGTGCGCGGGCCAGGTGTTGGTCACGGAGTCGCATTCGACCCATATCCCGCCGGGTAGGTCGGTGCATACCTCGAGCCAGGGGCGCGAGGTAACCCAGTTGGTCGCCACCTGGAACACGATGGGATCGCCTATGGAGAGCCCGGTTATGGCCAGCAGGCTGTTAGACATGCTGGCATAGAACACGTCGCGGCCGTTGTAGCTGAGCGCGCAAAAGCGGCCATCCGCCAGCAGGCTCCACTGCGCATTGAGGTACAGCGCCCGACCGCCCAGTAGCACGTTGGTGGTTGCCGGATAGCGGGCCCATTCCGCGGGCGTGTTCGCGGCCGCCTGGTCCGCCAGGCGGGTTTCCAGTGTCCGGAGGTTTACCGCTTCGAGGTCCGCGCCGGGGTCGTCCACCAGGACGGTTGTTCCCTCGAAGGCATTGGTGGTGCCGACAATCGCCGGGGCGGTCCATGTCCATACCGCCAAATTGCTGATGGCCACGGAGGCCGGGGCTGGGTCGGCTCCCGGAACACCAGGAATGCTGATCCGGTAGGCCTCAATGCGTAGGTTGTAAATGTCCCCGGCCGTGATGTCGCCGTGGGCGTTGGTCTGCCATCCGCCCGCGTCGATCAGGTCCACCAGCCCGATGGTGTCCGCCTGGCTGCGGTCATAGGTCCAGCGCGAAACGGGGTCGCTGGAGGCGATAGTCACCATGCCGCTCCGGGTCAACGTGGCCGTCACGCCGTCCCATGTGCCGTTGCTGACGGATACCGTCCAGTTCGTGGCCCCGATCCTGGCATTGACGCGGGCCACTCCGGAGGTCACGAGGTAATTGACGCCCCCCTCGATGACTGGGTCGCCCCAGTATGGCCTGCCGGTCTGGCCATTCAGCATCAACACCTGCCCGTTGGATCCCGGATTCGTGGCCTTGGCCATGATTCCGCCATGTGCCGTGGTCGTTTCGGCCGCGTGGGATTCAAGGCCGGATGACGTGTTCGCCCAGGCCGGATTTCCGTCGGCGCCATACACCAGGACCCATCCAGCCTCCGCCGCGTTGGTGGGTGCCGCCAGGATCGCGCCGTCATAGGCCTTGAGCAACTTGCCGCTGCCATCCGCGAATGCCGCGATGCCGTTGCTGGTCACGTTGCCAACGGTCTTGACATACTGCGGCCATTGGCCCGCGGCGATAACCGGGGCCATGAGTGCGGCGCATAGGATTATGCGGCGGATCGGCACGGGCGGAGTGTCCCCCCTTAGAAAATGACGGGCTCGATCCGGATCACGGCGCTCTTGTCGGCCGCCGCCCGCACGAACTTGGCCTTGCCAAGCGCGTACTGGCGCAAGATCATGCGCGTTCCAGCCGGCAACAGGACCCCGGCGCCAGCCTGGACAGGCGTGGCATCAAAGGCCATGAGTACGTCATTGGTCTTGACGCTCAGCAGGGCATGGGTCGCCGACTCGGGGAGCGTCGCGGCCGCCACGGCCTGATCGGTAACGTTCAGTTCCTGGCCTCCGCCAACCGGAACCATCATCATTTCTTCGTTCACGTTGCGCACGTTCATTGGGTCCTCCTACCTGAACCGCGCCCGCGGCGCGGCCCCTTGCTGTTCAATCAACACGTCATGCAGGCGCTCGAGCTCGGCTTCGGCCCGGGCCTGTTCCTTATACTTGCCCTGGTCCTCCTGCAGGAGGTCCGCCGCCACCGCGTGCTTGACATAGGTGGATAGGAAGGCGGGCACGCCCACGGCTTCCCATTGGACGGGGTGCTCGTAGGGGCTGACGTTCGTGGAGGGCTCCAGCGCCTTGTAGGCCTCGCCGGTCGCGGCCAGGTAGCAGAGGTCTCCGATGGCATAGGCGGTCCCGGAGTTCCATTCCGTCCATGAGATTTCAGGCGCCGCCGGGCGGAACCGGATCCACGGCAGGGTGATCTTGTCGGGCGACTCGATGAAGATGGCGTCCCCAACGATCCGCACGGGCCGGAGGGCCTTGGCGTCCCGGTAAAGGCGGGGATCAACGGCGAAAACGCCGTTGTCGGTGTCGATCCCGCTGATGACCGTGGCGCCCCATTGGGCCAGTTCGACGGAGCGGAGAAAGGTCGTGGTCTCGGCCCACCAGAGGGAATCGGGTTCGTCGGGGGAATGCCCCACGTTGTCATCCGCCAGGCTGATGTAGTAGGTATCGTTCAGGTAGACCTCGTCGTCGGTCACGTAGTTCCGGGTCGCGCCCCAGGTCTCCCGGTAGTAGCGGCTTTCGACGATCAGGGTCTCGGGCCAGAGGGCATATTCCCACCCTTCCTTGATTCGGTCGTTTGCCAGTTCTGCCCGGACCGCCTTCTGGGTGGCGGATAGCTCGGCGCTGGACGGGTCGCGCCCTTCCATCCGGACAATGGCCTCGAATAGCTGCTTGGCCTTGATCGTCCTCATGCCATGCCTCCCATCATGCCCGGCGGCATGGCGGCCGCCTGCGGCTCGGCAGGTGGTTGCCCCTGGGGCAGCGCCGCGCGCCCGCCCTGGCGGCCGATCTGGACGTTGGCGCCGTATTGCTGGGCCAGCACGCCCAGGCGCTGGATGCGGCTTTGCAGGATCGCCTGCTTGTCGGGGGCCATGTCGGCGAAGATTTGCGGGTTGGCCTGCTGCATTTGCTGGTAGAGCCCGGAGCGGACCTCGTAGTTGATGCTGCCGTCGTCGGGTAGGTCCGGCTCGGTCCCGGCGCGGATCTGCTGGTACTTCTGCAGCTCGTCGGCGAGCTCGTCGGCCTGGGCCTTGTCAACGGGGCGCAAGGCGGCTTCGGCCAGGTCCGGGGATACGCGCCAGAGCATGGCCGCGACGATCGCGCTGGGGTCCATGGTCTTGTCGCGGTCCATGGCCATGAGCAAATCCTTGACGATCGTGCCCAGGGTCTGGAGGTTTTCCATGTCGAGGTCGCGGGGATCGAACACGATCTCCATGTCGAACTGGCCCTGGATCTCCTCGACGCTCTTGATGAGCTGGTCGCCGTCGCGGTTGGTGATGCGGCGGAGCAGGTCGTCGCTCGCGAACTGCTGGAAGAGCTGCATGAGCTGGATCATGACCTCGCGCACGTTCATCAGCCACCACATGACCTTGAAGTCGCGGTGGAGGGCCACCAGGTCCGGAGGGACCCCATCGGCGGAGCGGCCGAAGTACTGGTCCACCTGGCGCTGGATTTCCTTCAGCATGTTGTCCACGGTTGCCGGGTACTGCGGGGGCTGCATCCACTTGATCTGGCCCTCGCGCTTGACCTGGAGCTCGGCCAGCGGCTTGATGTGCAGCGTACCCATGCGGGCGCGGCCGGAGGAAATGATCGGCGGGACCCCGGCAATCTGCGCGTGGTCGCCGAAGGTGTCGGCATAGAGCTTCTGAAGCCCCTGGAACGGCCCGGAGAGTTCCGGGATGCCGCGGCTGTCTAGCATGTTGCGGCTCAAGACCTCGCGCCGGAACACGTGGCCGGGGTATTTCCCGTGGGCATAGTCCAGCAGGCGGCGGTCGTGGGCGGCAAAGGCAACGTCCTTGTGGAAGGTGATCCAGTAGCGGCCCGGGATGCCCTCGTCATTGATGGCCACGTAGTAGGCCGTGATGACCTGGTAGAGCCCGCGATACCATTTCGGGTCGCGCTGCCGGAGATTGCCTTCAACGTCGCGGCTATAGTCCGGGAATGCAGGCGCGGACTCATGTTTCAGGACTTCCTTCAGGAACTCGTCTGACCAGCCCTCGGCCCGGGCCCGCTCGTGGATTCCGGCCTTGCTAAGCCAGCGGGGCTCGAAGTAGCAGCGGGCGCCCTGGAAGTCCTGGGTGTTCAGCGGGACATAGAAGTCCTCGAACAGCCGCTTGGCCGACACTTCCGGCCCGTTCTTGGAAGTGTAGGGGACCGGGAACTCGGCGGCCCCGGTCTTGCGGAGCTGCGCGATGACCTTGCGGGCGCGCGCGGGCGTGATGTCCGGGAAGAAGTCCTGCAGCAGTTCGGCCAGCATTTCGGCCCCGATCTGCTTGTCCTGGAGCGCCGCCTGGAAGTCGGCCGCCGCGTTGCGGCCCTGTTCCTTGATCAGTTCCGCGTCCGTCCCCATGGCGGCTTCGGCGGCATCCTGCTCGGTGATTTCCATGATCCGCCGCATGTAGCGTTCCATGAGCTGTTCAGCAGTCAGGCGTTCGAGCCGGAGACTGGTTTCCTCGCGCCAGTAGACGCCCATCAGGGCGAGGGCGGGTGAATCGCTGGAATAGTAGTTGGCCAGGCGGATCAGTTCCTCGACCCAGCGCACGCCCAGATAGTTGCGGAGGATCCACCGCATGGCCAGCGTCATGCCGCCGGCGCGGGAAATGTCGTCGGCCTCGATGCCCTTGACGCGGACCTGGGCCCGGAGCGCCGCCACCACCAGCAGCATGACCTCCTCATTGACCAGCATGTCGGCCAGGCGCACCCGCATGTCGGTGGCGCCCTCGAATGGCTCGGGGACGTCGCCGATGTAGTCCTCGTGCTTCAGGCCGTCCGGAGCCTGGCCGGCCCAGCGGCAGAAGCGGGTGTCCTCGGCATCGGTCTTGGCGGCCCATACGTTCGACTGCAACTCGGAAACGATATCTTCGACCTCGGCCTTCAGTTCGGCCAGGGTCGGCTCGCTGATCATGGCGGAACCGCCATCGTCGCGGGTCTCGTCGAATGCTTCCTTCGTCATGGTCAGCGCCTCACGGTGAGCCGGGTCACGTTGCCGTTGGAGTCCTGGCCGTAGATGGTGCGCTCGCGCACCCGGCCATGCCGGTTAGCTAGGCCCGGAGGGGTCTGCTGGGCATTGAGCCCGAAGTACAGCCGTTCGTTGTCCTGGAAATAGCGCTCCTTCACGTCCGCCGGGGCGTCAACCCCGACGTGCTTCATGGCGGTCATGTAGGCCGGCAGGGACAGGCGGCGGGTCATGCGGCCGGTCTTGCCGATGCGGCCGTAGGTGGACCGCTCCCGGATCATGGACTCATCCATGCGCCGCGCTTCCTGTAACTGGGCCTGGGTGTATGACATGATAAGAGGCCCCGGCGCGGGTGGAAAGGAGTGAAGCCCCCGCGCCGGGGCGCGTGCGGATTAACGGATATTGAACAGGATCCTCACGATCCCGGCCGTGTTGGCGCTGAGCGCCTCCTCGGTGTTGGGCGTGAAGGTCAGCTTGATGTAGTTGTCGGCGGAATACAGCTTGTAGCCGCTGATGGCGGGGGCCGTCGCCGTCGCCGTCACCGTCACGTTGGTTACGGCGCTGAAGGTCACGCCATTGGTGTCCGTCACCGTAACCCGTCCAAGCGTCACGACGGGGGTAATCGTTTCCGCGTCACGGCGCCCGAGCTTGAACAGGACCTCGCTGCCATCGCTGGCAATCTCGGTGCTGGAAAGGAAGAGGTCGTCATCCGAACTGTCGCCAACCTTCAGGGCGCATGACCCCGTGTAGTTGGTGTTCTCGGTGTCGAACGCCTTCTCCAGGATCATGGCCACGCACTCGACGGCCCGCCCGGAACTGATGACCGCGTTGCTGATGATCAGCGCGGTGTTCGTGTCCGTGCTCGCCGCGAAATCGGCGTAGGTCACGCGGATCTCGTGGGTCGCGCCAAGGTTGGCCTGCTCCTCCAGCGTCAAGGGACGGATGTCGGCGGCCTGGGTGATGCCGGCGACCAGCGCCAGCCCTGCGATTCCGATGCACAATACTTTCTTCACGTTCTGTTTCCTGTCTTGGGTTTAAACAATTCTTGCTTCACGTCCTCATGGGCAGGCCTGGCCGCCGGGCGGTCCGGCGGCCATGCTCTGGGAGGATCAGGTGTTGGTCTTGACCATGCCCTGGCCGAGGGGGTTCAGGCACTTGAGGATGTAGACCGCGTCATGGTAGCCGCGGGGGCCGCCGGACTTCGGCGCCTCGACCCAGCTCGTGGGCTCCTGGAGGAAGCAGAGCTCCCACATGGAGAGGTCCACGAACAGGCCGCTGTTCGGCGTGTAGGCGCTGTCTTTGCCCGTGGTGGCGTCGCACAGCAGGTAGTAGCTCGGGATGTTGTTCACCCGGCCGGCGTCGAACTCGAAGAAGTCGACCACCTGCGTGAGCTTCTTGTCGGTCAGGTCCAGGTTGTACTGAATGGCCGCGACCTCGCTGCCGTTGGCAGGATACTGCTTCTGTGGCCAGGAAGACATCTGCGCCTTCAGCTTGATGCCGACAACTCCCGTGAGGTCCACCGGCCCCATCTTGGCCGTGGCCATCGCGGTCAGCATGGCTTCCATGCTTGTGGGCAGGAAGCTCGCCAGGGCGCCCGTGTAGGCGCACGCCGCGGCGGGCCGGAAGGCCGCCGGGACCGGCTTGTTCGTCTGGGCCTCCGTGGCCAGCCAGGAGAACGCGCCGCGGCTCTGGTATGCCTTGCCGCCGCCTTCGGCCTGCGTGTCCATGTCGGAGAGCAACTGCCGTTCGGTCTTCTTCCCCAGCAGCAGGGAATCGTCGGTCGCCTGCTTCGCCTTCTCGTCCTTGACGCCGGCGGTCTGCGTGAGCTGGGCCAGCTTGCTGACCATCCAGCCGTCGGACATCTGCCACATGCCGTAGGACTCCAGCGGCACGCGGGTCGTCTTCGAAAACGTGGTCTTGTCGGTGCCATCCACCGTTCCGCCAAAGCCCTGGCGGGGATAGGCCTGCACCGGCCACTCGCTCAGCATCTGCACCGGCTTCTTGCCGCGCTTCAGCAGGCGGGCGAACGGGGTCTTCTCGGATTCGGCAATGAAGATCGTATTGCCAAGCTCGGCGATCTTCATCGGTTGGTCAACTTCGTACATTCCAGGCATGGTCGTCTCCTCGATGATCGGGTTTTCGTCCGGTCAGGGCTTGTCGCCACCGCCGAACACTTTACGGAACTGGTTTTCCAGGGCGGACTTGCCGCCGCCTTTCTTCACTTCCTCCTGGTCGAACGCGGGCTTTTCCCTGCGTGAGGCGCTGGCGGGAGGTTTACGCGCGCCTTCTCCACTGGCCGGGATCTTCGGGGGCTTGGCCGGCGGCTTGCGCTCCTGGCCTTGGCCCTTGTCCTTGCCGTCGGTCGCCTTCCCGAGCCGCGCCTTGCGTCCGGCCAGCAGGTCCTCGCGGATCTGCTTGAGCGTGGAATCCCAAAGGCTCTTCGCCCTGGGGGCCAGCTCCAGCAGTTCGTCCTCGACCTCGGCCTCGCGCCGTGCGATTGCCCGGGCATCGACTTCCGGCTTTTCGTCCGTCCCGTCGCCGACATAGCCCTCGCGGTTCTCGCGGAGCCAGCGCTTCATGGAGCGGAGCTTCTCGTACTTCTCCAACAGGGCCGCGTCATCCTTCGACACGTAATCCCCATGGAGCCCGAGTTTCTTGACCGTTGCCTCGAAGGTCCCGTCCAGTTTCCCACGGAGCTCGGTCAGCTCGGTTTCGAGCTTGGCGGCCTTTTTCTCGACCGTCTTCCTGGCTTTCACGATCTTGGCGATGCGCTTGTTGACCGCCGCCTGGGCCTGCTCGGTAAGGCCCTTGATCTCGCCAGCCTGCAACTGGTCCTCGGCATTCTCGTCGGGATCGCCGCCGTCGCCCTCATCGGCGTCCGGATCGTCCGCGTCCCGGTCGTCGCCGCCCTCGGGTTTCCCCTCGTCGCGCTCGTCGGGATCGCCGCCGTCGCCGTCATCGGCGCCGGTGTCGCGGTTCATGGCCTCGTCCAGCTTGCGTTCCACGGCTGTCCTGGGATCGGTGGCGGCATCGCCGCTCGCCTCTCCAGCTCCCGCCGCTTCGGATTCTTTGACTTTCGTCACCATGTTTAACCTCATGTCAGGTATTGCCGTGGATTTGCGCCACGTTCGCGTTTCTGGTCACGTAATCGCGCTTCCGTGTTCCCGCGGCAATACCTTTTGCGTGGCGTGTCCCGGAACGTCCCGGACTGTCCCGGAGCGTCCCTTAAAATGCCCTCGTCATCTGGAAAGCGAAACGGGCGGGATTGCTCCCGCCCGTCGTCAATTCCCGGCATTCCGCAAAGGTTTCTGGTCAGGCGTCGCCCTCGCCCCGCTTGCGCTTGTTCGCCTGCACCACGAGGTCGGCGATGCGCTCCTGGGCCTCGCCCAGGGCTGCGATGGCGCCGCCATAATGGGCCTTTTCGTGAGGGTCCTGCCGGGCGACGCTCACGTTTTCCTTGGCAATTTCCTCCATGCCCTTCAGCACATGCATGATGCTCACCAAAAGCGGGTTCTCCGGGTCCACGGCCATTCCCTCCAGGAGCTTGTCCTTTGACAGTTCCGGGATCCGCACCATGATTTCCTGTTCGAGTTTCCGCCGCCCGAGTCGGCCCAGCATTTTCCATAGTCCGTGCATGTTGTTCTCCTGTTGTTTTGGTTTCAATTCAGCCCGAAAACGTCTAGCACGTGCTCGCGGAGGTAGACGCGGCGCACGCGGCCGGGAATGGGATGGGGTTTCAGTTTGCGCCGTTTGATCGCCTCCCGAACCATGCGCTCGGTTATCCCAGCCGGGGTTCCATTGATTTCCAGCCTCAGGATTTCGCCGCGCCTGATCAGCAATGCTTCCGTCATCGTTCGTCCTTTCGTGCTTTGGTTATCGTTGCAAAACCGCTGGCGGCAGCTTCAAGCCGCGTCGCGCCAGGAAATGGCCGTCCGGTCGCGTCCGGTGCCGGCGCGCGCCGTAGCTGGTGCCGCCCCGGATCGGGTACGCGCCTTGTTCCTCGTACTCGAATCCCGCCGTGAAGAAGTAGCGCATGAGGTCCACGATGTCCTTGCTGGCGCCCTTCTCGCCGTCCACGTTCAGCCAGGTCTCGAGTGCATAGATCGCGTTCGGGCAGGCGCTGCTGACGTAGAAATCGGGCGAGTTGAAGAAGGTCTGGTCCGCGTTGCCGTCGTAGTCCAGCGCCGAATTGATACGGCTGACGCCCTCGTTGATGTCGCTGCCGGGGGTGAGGTCGAAGTACAGCCCGATCTCGTCGAAGTCCGTCTGGAGCGTCACGGGCCGGTCGTTTTCCACGCGCGGGGCGGTGGCGGCGCGGCTGTCGATCAGGCGGGCCTCGATGATCTCGGCGTCATCGCGGGATTCCTCCCAGGCCTCGATATCCTCGTCATCCGGGACCGCGTCCTCGCCCGCGTTCGCGGCCGCCCAGTCGCGCCAATCCTTCCACCCCTCCAGGCGCGCGATTTCGAACTTGTAGCGGAGCAGGCCGAATCCGAACGGCCCCTGGCCCTCGCCGCGGGCGCCATCGTTCAGCCCCTCGCGCTTGCAGCTGGGGATCGCCCAGGGGCCGGGCACGCCGATCCCCGGGATGGGGTAGGGTCCGGGCCATTCGCGGTAGAAGTACACCTTGCGCGGGCGCACCAGGCGGAACCATCCCATGCAGAAATTGCGGTTGCTCGCCGGGTCGCAAATCATGAAGTTCAGCCCTTCGCTCGCCGCCGGGATGTCGCTGGGGTCGATCACGTGGACCTTGCGGTTGAACTTCGGGAACATGCTGCTGATGGTCTTGTCCGTCTTGCCGTAGAAGCGTTCACGGATCCATCCCGCGCCCTTGGCGCGCAACTGCGAAATGACTTCCTTCGGGTTTCCGTAGGGGTTGTCGCTGGAGTGGAAGAAGACCACCGCCTTGTTCTCGTCAACGCACCGCAACACGCGCGGAACGTTCTCGAATGTTCTCCCTACGCGTTCAGCTTTCTGCTCTCCGCTTTCTGCTTTCTGCTTTACCCAGTCAAGGCAATCCGCCGGCCGGCTGGCCGGCACGGCGGACGGCTGCTTGTTGGCCTCGGCGGCCAGCAGGTCATGGTATTCCGCTGGAGTCAGCCCCAGAGCCGCCGCCTCGTCGCGGTCCCCGCCATCGGTCGGCAGCAGGTAGGCGATGGATTCCCGCGCCACGGCCGCGCCGTCGCAGAAAATCTTGACGCTGGGGGTGTAGCCGTTGACCGGGGTAAACGTGATGATCCCGAGGCCTGCGCGGGTCGCCAGGCGGAAGGCCAGGGTCTCGATCCAGTCCGGCGGGATCAGCTCGTCGGGTAGTACCAGGTCCGCCTCCAGCCCTTCCAGCGCGGTGTCGCGGTCCTGCATGTAGTTCAGGAACGCGCACTCGCTGCCGATGGGGGAAATGAACGATCCCTCGGAAAATCCGGTCTTCTGCTTGAACTTGATGTAGGTCGTTTCCGTCGCCTGCTGGATCCTCCACTCCGGCGGCATGTACTTCCAGAACAGCGGTTGCTGGTCCCGCACGCTGCGCGGGTTGGACATGTGCATCGGGTAGATGTTCGCGTTTTCCTTGTTCGCCGCCATGGTCATTCCGCGCTTGGCCGCGTACTCGGATTTCCCGGAGCGGTTTCCGCCCATGATCAGCAGCATCTTCACGGGGCGCTTGAAGCCGAGGTCCTGGCGCATGCGGGCCTTGAACGTTTCCCAATCGCATCCGAAGCGCTCCTGGATGACATGCGACATGGGCTGGCTGACCCAGGGCCAGTCGATGAGGCAATCGCACACGATCCATATGGGCGGTTCCCAACCGCACCGGAGTGGGTCGGCGATTTCGGCCTCGATGGCAGCCTGGCGCATCTTCAGTAGGCGGGACAGCGCCTGTTCCTGGGTGCCGCCATGGATCCGCGTTTCCGCGATGATGTCCTGCATCGTGGGCGCTGGCAGAATGGGGTGCGTTCGTAAACTCATTGGAGGGTCTTCCTGGCGATCATGGCTGATATGCATTTCCCGATTCCGCGTATAGTCCGCGCCTGGCGGTGCTTCCCATCCACGATCACGGCGAGGTGTTTGCCATCGGGGTAGGCCTGGAGCTCGACGAAGTGCTTGCCGAGACATCCTCCGGTGCGGATCCATCCCGACGGCGCCAGCTCGACGGCCTGCTCGAGTCGTTTCCGTTCCTTGGCAGCCCTCATGGATGCGCACCGAGCAACCTTGCGTTCGTAGTTCTTGCGCGTGATGGATTTACGGTACATGTCAGCCCTTGCCGTTTTCGGTTATTCTGTTGTTCGACCAATGCACGCACACGCCCAGCCCACAGCCCGCGAGGATGCGCGCGTTGTCCTCGCCGTAGGCCACCAGCGCAATCGGTGCGCCGCTGTTTGCCGCTGCCCGCGTCCCATCGGCACGGTGAAAGTGCGGCCTGCCGCGCAGGAACAACACGGCGGCTGCTTTGGGCCACACGCTCGCGTAGAACATCCGCGTTTCCGTCCGCGCCGGGATAAGCGCGATCCCGTTGCCGTGGTCGGCCAGCTTCGCCAGCCACGCGGCGGCCTTGTTCCCGAACGGCGGATTCAGCCACACCCGGCCGCGCCACGTTGCGCGGAGGCCGTCATGAGGCCGGCAGATCATCCGACGCGCCGTGCGCCACGGCATCGCGGGTGGGCAACACGGGTCGAGGTCGAACGCGCCCAGCGCCCGCAGGATCTCTGGCGGGGTCAGCCAAGTGTCAGACTTCATCCGTGCGCTTTGGTGTCCGCTCATGCTCATTCGGAAACCCCGGAAGGTCGAACCAAGCCTCGCACCGTACCCGAACCCGCGGCGGGTTCGGTCCGGTGAAGGCCAGCGTTCGGTTTATCGGCCGCCTTGCGAATCTCGCCCGCAGTCCAGTCCGCCATGTCCAGGGCGAACCGATGCGCGTCCGGTTCAGGCCGCCCCGCCTTGTCGAGGACGCGGCTCATCGCGGCCCATGATTCGACGCACGCCGCGACGAAGCGCCACACGTCGGGATGGAAGGAAACCGAACAACGGCTTGGACTCGTACAGGAGGAAGCGCGGCGAGGCTTTCTCTGTTTTGCTGTCGTCTTCATCGCGCTTCCTCCTGCCGGTCAAGCCGGGCGTTGGAGGGACAGAGGAATCGCGCCTCTGCCCCTCCGGTGATGCTATGCCCTTTCTCATCGAGCTTGTGGTCGCCGCACCAGTCCGACTCGAACGTCGCCGGGTAGCCGTTCATCGTCGGAGCGTGCCGCCGGCAACGGCCCAGCGCCCCGCGCCCGGTCTCCGGTTCTCCCGGCTTGGCCACGGTCGCCTTCTGCACAAACCACATACACGACTTGCAACGCATTCCTTCGCTGCGGTGCGCCCACGGATCTCCTCCTGCTGCCATACTTCACTCTTCCTTTCCCCCGGTTCATCCGGGAAATTAAGACCTCCAACAAGGCATTGGAGAGAACCACACGGGCGCGGTTAGCCGCCGTGTACTTTGGCCGGCCCTTACGTTCTTCCGGTCACTCCGCCCGTCGGCAGCGTTCCCGTTTCGCTTCTCGGATCTGGCCCGTGTGGTTCTCATGTTGATATCAATCTCCAACACCGCGTGCAGGGTACGGCGTTCCGCCGCCCCTGACGCTGGCGTTGGCAGAAGAGGCGGGAACTGCCGCCTCGCGTTGCTGCCGCGCCGCCGTGAGTTCAGGCGAGCCTTCAGACACGGGCGCTACCCAGTCTCTTCTTCCCCGGTGCGACCGGCATTTCTCGCAAAGCCACGATTCAGTCGGTGCGCCGAAGTACGTGTAGGAATCATCTCCGCATCGCGTCGTGTACCGACGCAGCGGGACGATGTGAACGATATCGGAGTGTTGCGTCTTCCGGCAGTCGTCGCAGATCAAAGGGTTGTGATTCCCGCGCCGGAAGAAGCGGCGCACCTGAAGGTGCCCGTTGTCCACAAGTTCGGTTTCCCTGTCTATCATTGCCCATCTCCTGATTCGGAAGTGCCAACAACCGGTTGCTCGGTACGCGGGGTACCGCTCCCGAGAACCGGAGCGTTGGAACTACTGAATGCCATTGGCCGCCTTGATGATCTTGCCGATGTCCAGGTCTTCCAGCACTTGCTCGTACACTTTCGTCTCGACGACGCGCCTGAAGTCAGGAATCGGGATGCGCGCCTGCTTCGGGCGCTCTTTGATGTCGCGGTCGGAGAACGATCGGCCTCCGTCCCGGTCTTCCACCTTGATCCCGGCAGCAACCAGCATGGCGGCCTCCGGCTCTGTCAGGTACACGAGCTTGCCATCGATCTGTGTCTGCGGGTCGATCTTCTCAATCGTCAGTTTGTACATGGTCATTTCCTTTCCAATATCTGCGTTTCGGTCACTCGAAAGTTCCAACCACGGGCTGGTGCGTACTGTCGGCCCGCGACGGGCCGCCAGTCCGCACAGCCACGGTGTTCGGCCTGTTAAACTCAGCGACAATTTCTCCGTTCGGAAGGAACCCGTAGTGGTCGGCGCGCAGGCAGTCTCGCACAGTGTCACACGACCCGATGTCGCACAAATTCCCTTCGATGGTCCACACCCAATGCCCGGACGACCGTTGCCAATGTCCTGGGTATAGTCTGCGGAACTTCGCTCCTTCAGGGATTTTGATTCCCATCATACGGAGCTTGGCAATCAGTCGTTCACTCGATCTTTGCCGAACAGTCATTGCAGGCTACCTCCGCTTCGCTCCGGAGCCTGAACTCCGGTGTTGGCTCTACTTGTACTCACGGACCACCTTGTCCTGATAACTGCGCGTGAGGCACTCGAACGGGCGGCTTTCGATCTGCACCGCGTGTGTGTGGTTGCTCCACGTCGTGCGCAGATACGTGTTGCTGGCGACCGTTCCGATTTCGTAGTGGGTTGTCGTGTTCGCCTCCGGTGGCCACATCAGCGTAGACGTGGAATAACTGGCAACCCAGTTGGTTTCTACGACCGTATAGACCTCAACAACGGCGGTGGTCACTGGCTCGGCAAGAGCCAACAACGCAATCGAGAGTACGGCAAGAGCCGCCGCGAGCGTGGTTCTGATATTCATGGTTTCCTTTCTGGCGGCTCTTGCCGCCTCTCATTGCTGACGTTGGCGGTACGAATACGTTTGCCTCGTTCAACCCATTCCTCATGGGTCATCGGCGTTGACTTCTCCATCGGGCACAGGCGGACCTCGCCTTGCAGTTTCGACGCGCACTCACGGCACATCTTGCCGGGCGGCGTGTCATCGTTCATCGGCTTCATCTTGTGGCAGAGCCAGCACTCGTTCATTGCGTCACCTTTCCGCCAACAACACGCTGCTGGCTATCGTCGCTCCGCTCCTCAGCCAGAGCGTGAGCGTGGGCCTACGATTCAATGCAGCGCTGGGTTCTGCCTGCTTTTCATGCTTGGAAATTTCTTCGGTTCCAGATTTGCCAGGAGTCACGAATACCGCCACGCGGAGCGCATCGACAAGCGATGCAAGCTCGGCATGATTCTTGCCCGAATAAATTGCGTCGTGAAGATCCATGGTCGCTTTCTTCAGCGCGTCATTGCTCGCAAGCAGGTCCTCCAGGGCGCGCCCAAGTTGGCTGCCGTCCGTCAAGTTCTTCAGCCGATGCAGGATGATTCTGTCGGTTTCATTCATGGCATTACTTCCTTTCCTCCGGCGCCAGGTACGGCAGCCCCACGAACTCGAAGACCTCCCGCTCGCTCTCAACGCCGTGCCGCTCCCCCCGGGCATTGCTGAAGCCGGTCCCGTATGGATTCCACTTCCACCCCTTGCGCTTGGCCGCCTCGGCGATCCGGATGTTGCTTTCGACTGGCCCGGTCCGGCACACCAGGTAATTCGCCCAGCTCGCGGCATCGGTCGCGAACAGGTCCACCGGGATCCCGCTTCGGTGAACCGCCAGCTTGTTCTTCGCGCCCCAGGCAAATGTCCCCTTGACCGATGGCCGCTTCGCCAACACTCCCGCCGATACCAGGTATTCGATCCGTTCGTTGGCGATGTTGGCTTCGACGGTCCCTCCAAGCAGGTCGGCCAGGCGCGTCTCAAAGCTGGGTATGTAGACGATCTCGATATCGCCAACCGTCGGCTTCCGGCGCCGGATGCTGCCGGCAACGATGATCCTGTCCGTAACGTCTAGCAGCGCGCCCACGATCTCATGCGCGGCCCGCTCGGCATCCTCCAGGGGATAGCGGCGTTTCTCGCTCACAGGACACCCCGCTCGCGGCAAAAGGCAAACGCCTCGAAGCAGGTCTCCTCGGCGCTTTGCCCGTCATTGTCGATCTCCAGGTCAAAGCCCTGGTACGAATCAAGTGCCACCTCGCTGACATGCAGGTCCGCGTACGGGGCGCGCAAAAGCCGGATGACGATCCCGCCCATTTCGTGGATCTTGTCGACCTCGTTTTCGTGGCGCACGTCGGGCACGATGATCGGGATCGCGCCATGCTCAGCCCAGGCCGCCACGACCTCGCTTTCCCAGGCATGGATCCAGCAGTCCGTCCATATCGACCTCATTGACTCGCCTACAAGCTGCATGACCTGGCGGCCGGTCCACTTCCCGCACGCCGTAATCCTGTTCTTGTCCTGCTCGCTGCCATCGGTGTGCGCCAGGCTCGCGCCGAATAGGTCGCGGCTGATTTCCTTCACCTTGAACGCGAACGGCAACAGCATCGATCCTTGCATCCTGGCGTGCAGATAGTTTCCAACCGTGCTTTTGCCACTGTGTTTCTTGCCACTGATCCCAACGATCATGCTACACCTCCGTTGACTCGCCTCATGCCATTCCCGCATTTCACGAAACCGTCAAGCAGCTCCCCCGACACGAAGAATTGCTTCTTATGGTACGGATCCGGTTGCATGGCGGCCTTCTCCAAAATTGGTTTCGGCGTCTGTTTTCGGTGTAGCGTTTTCCTGTATCCCTTCCTCGGCATTGTCCTGTTCTCCTTTGGTTTTCCTGAAAATCCTCTTCAAGGCCCGGTTGTAGTCCAGGCAGTGTTCAAGCCGATCCATGACAGCGATGATCACGTCTTCCGGGACTTCGCCGGACACGATCACGCGGTTGATGTCGCGCAACGCTTCCGCCATCGGTCGGCCCCGCAAGCCGAACGTTTTCCTGTTCCACGTGCTGACCCATAGGTCATTCGGCATCGTCATGGCTCGCCTCGCTTTCGTCCATGGGGAGGTAATCCGGCAACTGTCTCCAGGCCTCCGCATCGTGTTTACGGTCCATCGGCAAATCGTCGTCGACGAATGCCTCGGTTTTGCCGGCAACCGTCCCGATCTCGGCCGGCGTGAAGTTGAAGTAGGGGGGGTACAGCCAGAATGGAATCATGCCTGTCCCGCCATTCTTGTGCTTCATCAGGTTGACGACGACCGGTCGCTTGTGCTTTGTCGCGCCTGGTTCAACCGCCTCCATCTGCTTGCGCTTGTCCGAATCGACGTACAGGAAAATGACCTTCGCCGCGTCCTGCTCGATCGCGCCGCTGTCGCGCAGGTCGCTCAACTGCGGCTCGCGCTCCTCCTTTTCGACGGCCCGCGACAACTGGCTCAAAACCAGGACCGGGATCCCTAGTTCGAAGCTGAGGGCCTTCAGCTTCCTGGACGCGTAGGAGACGCGCGCCACGGTGTTCCATTCGTTCGTGCCCATCTCCTCCGCCTCGATGAGCTGGATGTAGTCCACGGTCAGCATGGCGATGTCGTGCTTGCGCTTCATCGCCCTGGCGTAGGCGCATATCCCGCCGATGTCACGGTCCCGGTCATTGATGTGGATCGGCGCATTGCCGATGTCGATGGCCGCGCTGTTCGCATTGGCAAGCTGGTCCCGGCGCCCGAACCCGAACTTCAGCTTCGGCAGGCTCACGCCTGCCTTGCGGCATATTGCCCGCTCCAGCAGTTCCTGCCGCGTGCTGTCCAGCGTGCACCGCGCCACCGCCCGGCCGGCAAACGCTAGGGCCATGCAACACTGATCCTCGAAAGTTGTCTTGCCGGCAGATGGCCGTCCGGCAAGTATCGTGAGGCCGGTTTCAAACCCCGACATGAGGTAAGTCAACTTGCTCCACGGCGTGTAAAGACCGATGGCGGGTTTCTTTTTTTCAGCTGCGTCCTGCCATCTCCTCATGCTGTCGGCCATCAGGTCGGCATTCGGCGTTTCGTCCTGGCACGCCGTGTAGCCGTCCATGAACCTCGACGGCAGCCGCGATATGAACTCCAGCGCGTTGTCGGACCGGTGGGCGTCCGCAATGGCATCCCGGCACGTTTTCACGGCCTCGCGCAGCACGGCATTGTCGCGCACGATGGCCATGTAATACTCGGCGTGGGCCTCTGTCGGTGTGGCATCAACGAGGCGGTTCAAAGCAATCGGGCCTCCGATCTGCTCCAGGAATCCGGCGTTCCTGGCGTACTCGCCGAGGGTCAGGATGTCGATGGGCGTGCCCCTGGCCGCCAACTCGGTGATGCCCTCCCAAAGCCGGCGCGATGGCGGGAAATAGAAATGCTCCGGGGTCAGCCGGAACTTGTTCACGGCCATGTCGAGCGTCTTGTCCCATGCCAGCAGCACGGACCCGATGACGGCCCTCTCGGCATCCTCGTTTGCCAACACTGCTCTAGCCTCTCCATCACCCATGTTCAACCCTCCTCCGCCCAGCGGCGCGCACTGCCGTTCTCGCCACACAGCCGCCCAGCGCCCTGGCGCTTCAGTGCCCGGACCTCCATGCGGCTGAACTCCGCCCGCAACCAGCTCGGCGGGCTGCCGATGATCCCGGTCATGGCGACCGCATCGGTCACAACCTCACGCCAGGACTCCTCAAGGCCCGCCGCCGGGAATTCGAGCATGTACTGCCTCAAGGCCTCGTAGGTCAGGTTCGGCAGCTTCCCGGTCCCCAGCAACGCCTGATGGAATTTCCTCTCCCACGGCATGGGGGAAGGGGGAGGCTCTGGCTCTGGCTCTGGCTCTGGCTCTGGCCGCGCGCGCGTGAAGGAAGTTTCTGGCTTCCCGTGCGGGAAGTTTTCGGGAAGTTTCTGGCTTCCCGTGTGGGAAGTTTTCGGCCTTCCTTCTTCCCCTCTTACCGGGACTCCGGTGGCGAACGTAGTAATCCCGTTCCGCTCAAGCCGCTTCCGTAGACTGTTATCCGCATGTTCATGCCAGTCATGGACATACAACCGAATTTCAGGGGAATCATGCCTGTCCAGGAAGCCCACTTTGATCAGCGCCGCAACCAGGTCCGCCCTTCTAAGTTCCGGGGCGACCTCCTCCTGGATAAACTCGTCCGACACCCGCCCGACATTTCCGCGCGGACACTGCTCTGCCGTCCAGTTCCAGAAGTGTTCCATTATCCCGATCGCATGGTTTTTCGGAATCTTCAGCTCGACGGCCAGGTCGCGCATCTTTTGGCACCCTATGGCTGACCGTTTCACCAGCGCCCCCTTCCGCGGGGGCATCGCCCCGTGAAATCGAAGAGCAAACAGCAGCCGGTCCTGGGGTGAAGCTGGCCTCTGGGGATCTCCATTCCGGAGACGAAATTCTTGGTCTCCCGGCAGTAGACCGTCACGTCATTTCCATCCATGGACGCCAGCAGGTAGTGCGGGTTTTTCGGCCACACCCTTTTTACGGTGGCAGGACCGCCAGCCTGCCCGTCCCTGGCCAGCAAAGCACTCGGGCCGGTGTCTGGAGTGGGGGCGGCGCTCGTCGCCTCCTGGTGGCAGGCAGGACCGTTTTTCAGGTCCAGCATCGCCAGCAGTTTTTTTGACCCTTCGGGTGACAGCATGACCTCCTTTTTGACCACCTTGAAGTCGTCGCCTTCGTAAAGGTGGGCCTTGCGGAGTGCGCGAACCGTGTCGCGCACCGTAGCGCCGCCCATGAGGCCGGCCGCGAAATCAGCCTCCGAAATCCATCCCTCAGACATGAAGCGCCCCTTTCTGCATAAATTCCGTACGCCATGTACCCATCGTACTGACACCCCCCCCGTCGCCCCGCGCCGGGCCCCCCCGCCCCCCCTTGCGCCTGCGGTTTCGGCTGCCCGGCGGCCGCCGATCCGGCCAGCCGCGCCGGGCTCATTCCGGCTGTCTCACGGCCAGCGAACCGCATCACAAGGCACATCAGGCCATTGAAAACCCCTGCAATCATTGGGAAATCTCCGAAAGGTCTTCTGATTCCTTATCAGAATCGGCCACATCAGGGGCCACCGTGGGCTCCGGCGCGGCAGGCACAGGCGCACCAGGCAGGGAGGCCTGCGGGGTGGCGGCGGGGCGGTCCTGGCAGGCATCCGAGTCCACGTCAATGGCGCCATTTGCCAGCGGATTTTCCCCAGTAGTACCCATTCGTGCCGCGTATTCCTTCCGGAGCTTGTCCAGATAGCCCAGGACGGCCTCGTGTCCGCCGGCCTTGCTCGTGTGCTCGATCCGCGCCGTCGGGCCGCCAGAGAGCAATTCGGCCTTGTCATCGACGATGCCGATGGCCACGGCGATGCGCTGGATCAGGGCGGATAGCTGGTTGATGTCCAGGTTCTCAACGGCGGGCAGGTGTAGCATGTACTGGCGCAGGGCCTCGCGGCCCAGCTTGCCAAGGTGCCGGTATTCGCGGGAGGCCTGTTGTTTTAGCTGCTCTACACTTTTGCTGGCAGCCTCGCGGGTGTAGACAGCATCGACCAGGTTACGGGACCGGCCCAGCATCCTGGCCACGGTGGCAATAGGCAGCATGTCGCCAAAAAGGAGCGACACCATGAGCTTGTATTCCTCCGGGTTTTGCTGGTGGTACCTTCCGGCTGTAAAAACCGGCGACCGTGGCTCGGACTGGCAAACACCAAAAAGCTCCGGTGGCATCTCCGATGCCGGGATGAGTTCGGGCTGCGAGGCCTGGATGTCGAGCAGGGATGTTGTCATGCCGGCATGATCCTGTCGTAGCGCCTGGATTCGGCGAATGCGTCCAGCGTCTCGATCCTGATCCTGAGCTGTCGCGGACCCAGCAGATAGACTGGCCAGATCCCTCGCTTTCCGTTGGACTTGCGGCCTTCGGCTACCAGCCTAAAAATCGTGGTGCGGCCGATCCCCAGGTACTTCGCGGCCTCTACCGGGTTCACCATGCGGCTCTGCTTGTATTCTTCGGCCAGGTTTGTGTTCATGGGTGATGGAAGCGGACCGTACTCTTAAAAATACGGCCCGCGTGGTTGGTGGTTATCGTCTGGGCACGCTTTCGGCGTCTCCCATGTAGCAGGGATGGGCTGTATGATTGCTTCAGAAATGCGGAAAAGTCGGCATGAACCACGTCCGCCGCCGCATTCTTATCCCTTATTGCCATACTCGATCCCCCTTTGTTGTTTCGAGGCCCTATGCCGCGAAAAGCGTGCCTTGCGTCGCCACGGGCGTGGCGGGACGCACGGAAATTCCTAAAAGCTGACGCACGTTCAGCGCCCAGAGACACCAGCGCTGACGGGCGTCCAGGTAACAACGGTCCGGATCGGACCATTCCAGCACGTCTCCCGGGCGGAACGGGCCGAAGTGGCCGGTCATTTCCACGCGGCGGGGTAGTGTCCCCAGGCAAAACATGTCGTCGACGATGTGGCTGATTGGCCGTTCCATGGGTCACCCGATAGCGCCGGACATGAAAAGGCGGCGCGCCGCGCTCATGCGGCGCTCGTAGGCCTCGATCTTCGACTCGGCATACCGGGCCAGGCCGGCCGCCAGGATCGCCACCGCCAGGGAAACAATCGCTCCTATGTCGTATCCACTCATGACTTCCTCGCTTTCTTGATGACAATGGCCTTGACGGAAACGGGCGCCATCTTCTGCGCCAGGGATTCGCCGGCCATCAGCAAGCAGCGGCGCATCACGTCATTCGGCTTCAGCTCGCAGCGCTTGGCCAGGCCCAGCAGGTAAGCGAACTCGTCGGGGAGCATTCCGACCTTTAGAAATTCCTTCTGAATGCGGATACGCTTCATGACTTGGCCCCTTTACTGTGGGCTTGGTTTCCCGCTGCCTTCGTGGCAGCATGGCACGATGAACACATTTTCAAGGCGGTCTTACGTGCTCCTGTGGAACAGCTTTCAGAAGGCTTTTGACGTTTGCACAGTGGGGGAAATGCTTGCTGATAACGCGGAAACACTTTCCCAATGTAGTCACGATCCGAATAGGGATTGGATCCCGATAG